TCAGTCCAGTTCCCGCCCCACCCACACGGCGCGCCCTATAACGCGCACAAGATCCGCCAACTGCTCGCCGGTATCCGCCTCAATGGGCGCGTAGTCGGGATTGAAGCTCGTCAGAATGAGCCTGCCCGGCATGGCGTTGACCACCTTGAGGTACACCATGTCTTCCACGCCCACCGCATAGATGCGGCCCGGCACGGGATCACGCTGCCCCTGATCTATGAGCACAACGTCATTATGCATGATCTGCGGCTGCATGCTGTCGCCTGAAACGCGCAAAAGAACCATCTGCGAAGGATTGCCCTTGCGGTGGAGAAAATCCCAGCGAAAGGCATAGTGCCGCAGCACCTCCCCGCCCGTTTCAAAGCTGCCCGTACCAGCGGAAAGCCTGGCCTCCACCATGGGAACCATGACCAGTCTGGCCTCGCCAGTGCCGCCGTCGTCAACGGCCTCCTTGCCAGCCAGCAGCCAGTCAAGGGAACAGTCCAGCGCCTCGGCCAGGCGCACCGCAAACTCGCCCTTGGGCATCTGTCCTTTTTCGTATTGCTGGATGGTGGTCAGGCTTACCCCCACCTTGTTGGCCATATCCTGCTTGTGCAGGCCAAGGGCCTCGCGCCGCTGGCGCAAACGCTGTGCGAACATTCTGGACAAACTCACTCCTGCTGCTGTTTTCATGGCGATTCCATTGGCAAAAGATACCGGTTTAAAACTTTTCTTTAAAAAGTCTTGAAAGGTTTTATTCACCCGCCCCGACCATAGCCACTTTTTCTCACATTTACAAGTTTTTCTTTTAAAGTTGCGCAAACACGCAGCGAATGACTAGGATTTTTGCCTTGAAATTGGGTTTATTATATCAAAATAATTCATACATAACAGTATAATAAATCTTTTCTTTTATTTAAAAACTTTTCACTTGATCGTTAAAACAAAAAATTATAAATCTTCCCATACGCACTACACTCCATATTCATTTCAGGGAGCATAGCATGTCAGAACTTAATAACAACATCGAAACCATAAGCGCTGTGCTGGATATTTTGCAAAACAACGCCCTCCCCTCCCAAAAGCCTGTGCTGCGCCTGCTGGGCGACCACCTGCGCCTGCTTGCCCGCTGCATGGACGATGCGGCGCTCTGCCCGCCGCACTTGCCCTCAGGCCCGCCCACGCCCGACACATCGCGGCTGGCCGCATACCCGCCCGTTACGGATACTTCGTGCCTGGCGGATACTTCGTACAGGCAGGATAATAGTTCGCGCAGGCCGGACAGTTCGCACATGGTGGACAGTTCGTTCAGACCGGTCACGGACGGAACCGCGCGGCGGGTTCAAGAGGCGCATCATGTACGCCAGTAGCGCATCCGGCACTGCCCCTGCCCGCGTGCATTCCGCAGCCCGAACTGCCAGCGCCGCGCCCGCGCCCCATGACCAAACGCAGCGGCCAACGGCCTCTGGCGGGCGGCGGTCGTGGGGGCAGGCCCTGCAAAAGGCGGATCAGAAAAAACGCTGGCAGCAGCTGCTGGAGCATCTGCCCGAAAACATGCGGCAAATCTGGCACGCCCTGGGCGGACGGGAACTGGGCCGGCTTGACGACCTCTGGCGGCTGCTCGACACCTATGGCGGGCAGACCATCCGTGTGCCCGCCGTCATACCCGCCGAGCGCCATCACCCCCTGTGCCGCCGCTTGGGAAAACGCTGCGCGGCCAAACTGGTGGCAGCCTTTGGCGGAACCCCGCTGTACGTGCCGCGCTGTTCTTCCGTGCTCACAAAGCTGCGCCAGCAGGAGATCATTGATACTTTTTCCCGTCATACCGCGCAGGGCAAAAGCAGCACCGCTGCCGTGGCCAGCCTGGCCCGGCGGCACGGGCTGTCCGATCGCCAGGTCTGGAAGATCCTTAAAAAAGTGGCCTCCGCTCCGGCGCAAGGCCATTTGCTCCACGAGTTCAAGGAAATGGGCCCGCAAAAGGAAAATCAGGATAACCACCTGCAATAAATAACAAAAAAGACAAACTACACAGGTAAAAATATTTATAAGCCCGCGAAATCGCGGGCTTTTTCATTTTCATTTTTGACCTGAAAGGGGGGTCTGAACAGTTCCGACCCGCGCCATACGGGGAAATAGCGGTGCTGAACCCGTTCAGTCTTACGCAGAGCCGCCTTTTTGGCATGTTGTACCCACGCCGCCGCTGCTGGAGGCGCAACGCTCACAGCCATCATGACCGGGAGACATGCCATGACCGCATTTTTTCAAAAAGCCCACGAATTCACCGCCCGATGGGAAGGCGGCCTTTCCGACCATCCTGCTGATCCCGGCGGCCTGACCAAGTACGGCGTTTCGCTGCGCTGGGTTCAGGATCTTGCCCGGCAAGCCCGCGAGGACTGCCTGCGTCAGACCCGCAGCTGTGACGGCTGCTCCGACGCGCGCACTCCACGGTGCGGCTATGCCAGCCTTGATATGGACATGGACGGGGATGTGGACGGCGACGACATCCGCGCCTGCACCAAGGCGCAGGCCGCCGCCCTGTTCAAAAAACATTTCTGGGACAAGCTCGGCTGCGGCGGACTTCCTCTGCCCCTGGCCGTGACCCTGTATGACGGGGCCGTGAACATGGGCCCGGCGCGGGCCGTGCGCCAGATGCAGCGGGCCATGAACACCGTGGGGGAAGCTGAACTGGATCATTATGTTGCCATTGCCGAGGACGGCGTCATGGGGCCAGCCACGGGCCAACTGGCCGAGGCGCTGGAACAGGGCGGCAAACACTGGTTCGCGGCCCGTCAGGTACTGCGCCTGCGCGACATGTTTTACCGGGACCTCGCCGCGCGGCGGCCCTCCATGCAGGTCTTTCTGACTGGCTGGCGCAACCGGGTCAAAGCCTTGAACCAGTATCTGGCTGAACTTGAGAGGGAGGAAGGCTGATGTGGATGTTGCTTGGCAAACTTCTTGGCGGCCTCACGGGTCTGGCGGACAGGATTGTGCCCGACCGCAACCGGCAGAACGAGGCCCAGAGCCGTATCAACGAGGCTGAGGTTTCTGGCGCGCCAGCCAGCCGCATGCGCCTGTGGCGCTCCTTTCTCGGCTGGGTGCTGGCCCTGCTGTTCTGTTGGGAGGTCGTGGGGCGGCTGGTCATAGTGCCGCTGTTTTTCGCCAAATGGGGCGACAAACTGCCGCCCTCGGCCCTGGATCAGGTCATGGCCCTGCTTCTGGGCATGCTGGGGTTGGGATTCTGACAGCGGGCGGCGCGGCGCTGCCCATAAGGCCGCCGCACACGCAAACGCAGCACATTGGAGATCATCATGAGCATGGACATTTTTTCCTCATCCGGCGCATCCCTGCTGGTGCTTGGCGTCCAGGGGCTTTTTGCCTGGGCGCTCTGGAGCCTGCGCCGCGCCTTTGTGCGGCAGGACGATTATCTGCTGCACCTGCAGCGCGACGCCCGGCGCGAGGCCGCCGCCTGTCGCCGCATCAGCGCTCTGGAAGAAACCCTGCGCCTCACGCCGGACAATACCGATCTGGCTGGCCTGCACAACGAACTTTCAACCCTGCGCGGCGAGATACAGGCCCTGAACGTTCGCATTTCCGGTCTGGATCGCCTTCTGGAACGGCTGGAACACAGTCTGGAACGGCAGGAGGATCGCCTGCACCTCATTCCGCCCGTCCGGCAAAACGTTTTTGCGCGCAAGTCCGTCAATGGCGCGGACGGAGAAAACCACTGATGCCCGCCGCAAGCCCCCGCGCCAGAAAAACGCGGAAAAGCTCGCGCCTGCTGGACAGTCTGGAGCAACGCCTGGATCTGCTCACGCGCACACTGGGCGAGGCTGAAATTGCCGGAAAAAGCATTGATATCGTCAAGGAAATAAAGGAACTGCACGCCATTTTGCGCTCATTGCGCGAAGAGGACGCGCCCGATGCGCCGCCCAAGGTCGTGGTGGTGTGGGGCGGCCCGCCCAGTTCATCGTCCGGCAAGGGCAGTGCGCCTGAAGCCAGCGCGGCTTCCTGACAGGCGGCTCCGCAGGCGGCCCCCGGCAGGCTGCCTTCTAACAGGCGACTCCCCGCAGGCGGCCCCCCCGGCAGGCGGCCCCTCTACGGGCAGGCCCGGATTGAAACGTGAACCCTTTGAACGCCAGTCTGATCCAGACCACACAGGAGGCTGCAACGCTCATGCCGCACGTCATTCCCTACAGTCCGCGCCCCCTGCAGTGGCAGTTTCACGAGGAGCGCAAGCGCTTCTGCGTACTGCTCTGCCACAGGCGCTTCGGCAAAACAGTGGCGGCGGTCAATGATCTCATCCGGCAGGCTCTTGTCTCAGGCCGTGAAGACTGGCGGGCGGCCTATGCCGCGCCCTTTCAGGGGCAGGCCAAGGCCGTGGCCTGGGATTACTGCAAGCGCTTTGCCGGAGCCATACCCGGTTCGCGCTTTCTGGAAAGCGAGCTCGTCTGCGTTTTGCCCACAGGGGGCCGCATACGCTTGCTCGGCACCGAGAACGCCCCGGCCCTGCGCGGTTTGTATCTGGATGATCTTGTGCTGGACGAACCAGCCGACATGCCGCGTCAGGTCTGGACGCAGATTTTCCGGCCCATGCTGGCAGACCGTCTGGGCCGGGCGCTGTTCTGCGGCACGCCGCAGGGCACGGACAACCTGCTTTACGATGTCTGGCAGCAGGCCGGGGCCGACACGGAAGGGCTGTGGTCGCGCTTCCGGTTCCCGGCCTCGCTGACAGGCTATTTGCCCCAGGCAGAACTGGCGGCCGCGCGGCGCAGCATGGACGAAGCCGAATACATGCAGGAATTTGAATGCTCCTTTGCCGCCGCCGTGCGCGGGGCCTACTACGCGCCCCTGATGGACGCCGCCGACCGCGAGGGCCGCATCATCCCGCTGCCCTTCGCGCCGGAACTGCCCGTACACACGGCCTGGGACCTCGGCATGGATGACGCCACGGCCATCTGGTTTTTTCAGGTGGAGCCTTCGGGCCAGTGGCGCTTTGTGGACTACTACGAAGCATCGGGCGAAGGCCTTGCCCACTACGCGGGCGTGCTGGCCCAAAAAGCACGCCCGGCCGGTCAGCCGTCACTGGACGGCCAGTCCGGCATGGTGGGCCGGGGCTTTACCTACGGCACGCATCTGGCCCCGCACGATATCCGCGTGCGCGAACTGGGCACAGGCCAAAGCCGATGGGAAAGCGCGGCCCAGCTTGGCATACGCTTTACCCTGGCTCCGTCCCTGAGCCTGGCCGACGGTATTGACGCCGTGCGCCGCCGCCTGCCGCGCTGCTGGTTTGACGCCACATTTTGCGCCGGGGGCGTCAAGGCCCTGCGGGCATACAGGCGGCAATGGCGGCCAGGGCAGCAGACGGCGGGTTCCGGCCCCCTGCACGACTGGACGAGCCACGCGGCGGACGCCCTGCGCTACGCTGCCACGGGATTTCGTCCGCCACAGGACGCGCATGGCGGCCAGCGCCGCGCCAAAACCCATTACGATGTCTTTGGAGGCTCCTGATGCTTTTTACCTACGCGCCAAGCGTCAGCCAGGCCCAGCGGGACGCCATTTTTTTACGCATGCAGGCCGAAGGACTGCTCACCTGCGCCATGAGCGCGCTTGCCGCGCCCACACTGGCGGACTGGCGGCGCATCACCTCTCCCCGGCGGGGGCTGCTGCTCTGCTGCCACGCTGCTGAAGGAGGCGAATCCCTAGAGCATTTTGCTTTTGAAACAGTCCCTGTTTCAACGCATCATTCTGGCGAAAAACGTGGTTTTCGCCAGAATCCACGCCACGTTGTGGCGGCTGCCGCCTTCGCGTCAGCAGAGCAACTTCAAGCGGCAGCCGTTAGGCGACGAAGAAGCCTTACGGATGGCGACAGCATCGCTAGTGAAATTGCTCCAGGCAAAAGCGGGCCTGCGGCGCAACCCGGCGACGGCCCGACGGCCAGCCCGGCCCCCGACACGGCGTCCATGCTGGGCTGCGCCCTGTTCACGCCCCGCCGGGGCAAGGTGTGGGAATTTGACTTTACCACATTCCGCACTGCCGCACGGCTGGCCGTGCGCATGGCGCACGGCGGCCTCACCTGGGCATTCGCCCATCTGGACTGTGCCGCCATCGCCGGATTGTGCCCCGCGCCCAACCGTCACGCATGGCGGCTGGCCGAAGCCTGCGGTTTCCGCGTCATGGGCCGTCTGCCGCAAGCCTGCTGGCACGCCCGTAAACAATGTCATGTGGACGGCGTGCTGGTGCTCTGCACGCCGCGCGATCTTGCAGAACGTACAACAGCCAAGGAGGCCGTTATGGGTTTTGGCGGAGGCTACAGTTCCCCCAGTGTTCCTGAAGTTACCCCCGTTCCCAAACAGGAGGTGCAAAAGCCTGTCACAGAGGCGGCCACCGCCGCCCGTCAGGCGCAAAAGGACAAGGCCAGCAAGGCCGCCGGCATCAACGCCTCGGTGTACACAAGCCCGCTCAACCGGGCAGACGCCACGCAAAAAACGCTGTTGGGGCAATAGCCGTGTTGCGGTCATCTTACAGTACGACACTGCCGCCGCCGTCCGGGGCCGTCGCTGAAAACGCGGACGGCGAGCGGGATTATCCGCTGGTGCGTGCGGACGTGCCAGCCCTGGCCCGCAGGTATCAGGCCCTTTTGCGCCGTCGTTCCCCCTGGGACACGGCATGGCAGAGCCTGGCCGACCACTTTCTGCCCACGCGCTGCCGATTGCGGCAACAGGGGCAGGAGGATCAGGAAGGCCCCATGCTCAACAGCGGCCTTGTGGACGCCACGGGCATTCTGGCCATGCGTACGCTGGCCGCCGGACTTCAGGGCGGCCTGACCAGCCCGGCCCGGCCCTGGTTCCGCCTGGGGCTGGACGATGCGGATCTGGCCCGCAGCCGCCCCGGTCAGGCGTGGCTGGACGAGGTGGCCACGCGCATGCGCGCCGTTTTCCACCGCTGCAACTTCTACAATGCCATGCACACGCTGTATGCGGAACTGGCGACCTTTGGCACGGCCTTTACCTTTGAACTGGCCGACCCCACGCAGGGCTTCCGCTTTATGCCGCTCTGCGCCGGAGAATATGTGCTGGACTGCGACGCAGCCCGCAAGGTGGACACGGTTTTTCGCCGCTCAAACATGACCCTGCGCCAGATCGTGCAGACCTTCGGCCTTTCCGCCCTGCCCGAATCCCTGCGCGAGGCGGCCAGCCGCAACGCGGACGAGCGGCGCAGCGTCATTCAGGCCGTGTATCCGCGTGTGGACTGTCAGCCCGGCATGCTCGCGGCCATGCACATGCCCGTGGCTTCGGTCTACTGGCTTGAGGGACGCGACGGCGGCGAACATCCCCTGCGTGAATCGGGTTTCAGGCATTTTCCCGGTTTCGGCCCGCGCTGGGATGTGGCGGGCAATGACGTTTACGGGCGCTCGCCCGCCATGGATGCCCTGCCCGACTGCCGCATGCTGCAGCAAATGGGCATCACCACGCTCAAGGCCATCCACAAGGCTGTGGACCCGCCCATGAGCGTGTCGGCGGGCTTGCGCTCCGTGGGGCTGGATCTGACCCCCGGCGGCATCAACTATGTGGACAGCGCCCCGGGCCAGAGCCCGCAGGCGGCGACGCCCCTGCTGCAGGTCAACCCCGACCTGTCCACAGCCCGCCGGGCCATGGAATCCGTGCAAAACCAGATCAGATCAGGGCTCTACAACGACCTTTTCAAACTCATTCTGGAGGGCCGCAGCGGCGTGACCGCCAGCGAAATCGCCGCCCGCGAGGAGGAAAAACTGGTTCTCATCGGCCCGGTGCTGGAACGCCTGCACGACGAACTCTTTATCCCGCTTATGGACAGAACGTTTGAATGCATGCGCGAGCTGGACATGCTGCCCCCCTGCCCGCCCGAACTGGCCGGACGACGCCTCAAGGTGGAATTCGTCTCCCTGCTGGCGCAGGCGCAAAAGCTGGTGGGCGTCAGCGCGGCGGATCAGTATCTGGCCCTGACCCTCAGGGCTTCTTCGGCCTGGCCCGAGGCTCTGGACACCCTCAACGTGGATCACCTGCTTGACAATTACGCCGACAGCCTCGGCCTGCCCGTGAGCCTCACCCGCTCCCTTGAGGAACGTGAGCAGTTGCGCGCCGCCAGAGCCGAAGCCCTGCGCGCCGCTGCCCTGACCGACACCCTGAAGCAGGGGGCAGACCTTGTGAAGCAGCTTGCCCAAAGCCCGCTCACAGACCCGCAGGGCAGGCAGGGTACGGTACTTGACGGCATTGTGAACCTGCTGGGGCGTGCGGCCCAGGCGCAAGCTGGCGGGATTGGCGCAATTGGCGGTCAGGCGGCAGCAAACCCGCCCCCGACCGCGCACAGTATGGAAAAAGCCCGGCGTGACACGCCGCAGGAGAAGCCCTGATGGACATCTTTGCCCCGTACGAACAGGCGCACAGGCAGGAAGGGCAAGCCCGCCAGCGGATGGAGGAGGCCGAGCGCCAGTTGCGCGACGCCGCCAACAGCCTCATGGCCCAGCGGCAGGGGCGGCTGTTTCTGCGCTGGCTTGTCCACCAGTGCCAGTGCTTCAGCGCCCAGAACCTTGCCAATGGGGACTGCGGCGCATCGGGCGCAAACGATGCCACGCGTCTGGCCTTTGTCGAGGGCCGCCGCTATGTGGGCATGACCCTGCTGCACCTTGTGCAACGCTCCGACCCCGGCAACTTGCCGAAACTGCTTGAGAACAGAGAGGACGAACATGACGTATGACGCTTTTACCTCCGCACCCGCACAGGACAGCGCCCACGGCGCTGCATCGGCAAACGTCGTCACAGGGGCAAACACCTGGCTTGGCGCATCAGGCAATCCCGGCGGGACGGCAAACATTGACGGATACGGCGGCCAGCGCGGCTCTGGTGGTCGAAGTGGAATGCCCGGCAACGGCAATGGAGCCGCTGCGGGGGCCATGCCCGCCGGATCCTCGCCCGCTGGCATCTCGCCGAGCGCGGCAGGCGCGGCCGACAAGCAGAATTCCAGTACCAGTTCCGGCCCCAATTCCGGCCAGAACCCGGACCATAATGCAGGCCAGAATTCGGCCCAGAACAGCAATGACGCCACAGGGCAGGAACTGCTTAACCGCCAGATAGAGCAGCACATGCGCCAGCAGGAGGCCGCCCGGCACGAGCAGTGGCAAAAGCAGGTCAGCCAGTGGCGCGAAGAAGTGGCGCAGGACCCGCAGCTTGGCGGCGTTCATATGGCCGCCAATGTGGCCCGCGCCCAGCTGGCTCTGGATCGCTTTGACCAGGGCAGGCATATCGGCAAGCTGCTTGAAGAAAGTGGCTACGGCAACCACCCGGAAGTTCTGCGCTTTTTCAACAGGGTAGCTGACGCGCTTATGGAAGACAGCCTGGTGCGCGGCGAGCCGGGCGGCGGCATGCCGCCGCTTGAGGAGCGCATGTACGCTGGCTGGAGTTCACGCAAGTAGTCCGGCCTGCCCCGCCTGAACCCACTGCTGCTGTACACGGAATTTCCCCGCCCCACCATCAGCCCGCCATGGGCGGTTCGGCCACTGGACGGGCAAACAACATCCAAATCCTGCTCCGGGCAGAAATCTTTTTACTGCACACTCACGGTTTCAGCAGACGCTCCACAACTGTTTCCTGTACGCGGCTTACCTTCTTAAGGAAGCCCTGATTAAAGAGCCTTCTGGAAACGCGCTGGTATTTCGTTTGGCAAGACGTGATCTTTTTTCAAGCAGGAGTGGACTCTTCCGTCCTCGACTGTTTCAAAAAAAGCGAAGCAAGTCCGCCAAACGGAATAAATCAGCGTTTCCTCAAGTGTCCATTCACCTTTCTACATACGAGGCAATCATGTCCAACTCTGCAGGTCTTGTGGTTTCTCTGGCGGAAATGGAACAGTTTTACCGTGGCGACAAGGCCGGTCAGATCATCGAACTGATGAACAAGACCAATGACATCATGGACGACGTACTCTGGATGGAATCCAACCAGAGCGACGGGCATCTCACGCGCATCCGCACGGGTCTGCCCGAAGTCTACTGGCGCAGGCTCTATCAGGGCACGCCGCCCTCCAAGTCCCAGTGGGGGCAGGTCAAGGAGGGCTGCGGCATTCTTGAGGCCATCATGGAACTGGACGTGGAAGAGCTGCGCCTCTACGGCAGCCGCGACAAGGCCTTCCGCATGAGCGAGGGCGTGTCCTTTGCCGAGGCCATGCGCCAGAAAGTGGCCGCCACGCTTTTTTACGGCAACAGCAACCTCAACCCCGATGAATTCAACGGCCTGTCCATGCGCTATCCCGCGCAGGACGCCAAAAACGTGCTGGACGCAGGCGGCCGCGACGAGGGCGGCTGCACCTCGCTCTGGCTCATTTCCTGGGGCGCGCAGGCCGTACACGGCATCTACCCCAAGGGCAGCACCGGCGGCCTTTCGCACGAAGACCTCAATACCTACATGGCCCAGGACCCCGACGGCCGCAAGTATCAGGTGGTGGGCGACAAGTACAACTGGCGCTGCGGCCTGGCCGTGCGCGACTGGCGCGCCGTGGTGCGCGTGGCCAACCTGCCCCTGAGCACCCTTGGCAAGCGCAAAGGCCAGAGCGGTTTTGTGGATCTGCAAAAGCTGACCATCGAGGCCAAAAACCGCATGCCCCAGCACCTGCGCCAGAAAGCCGTGTGGTACGCCAATTCCGATGTGCTCACGGCGCTGGAACTGCAAAATTCCGATGCGGGCAACGTGCAGCTGCAGTACGGCGAATTCTTTGACTCCAAGGCTGTTCCCGTGCTGCACGGCCGCCCCGTGCGTCAGTGCGATGCCGTGCTGGCCAGCGAAAGCATCGTGTAGCCAATCTTGTACCGATGAAGGAAACCCCGCACTAACGAAGTATCCCGTATGACACATGGTTGCGGACACGGCGGCTGAAGCCTCTGCCCATCCGCACGCTGCAATCAGCACGCATCAATCAGCACGCATCAATCAGCACGGACAATCGCCACACTGCAATCACCACGGGCAAGTACCACGCTGCAACCGCCACGCTGCAACCGCCACGCATTAATCAAACAAGGAGCCACCATGGCTATTATTGACCGCAATTCCATTCTGTTTGAAGGCCCCCTCACTGCCAGCGGCACTGGCCCCGCCGTGGCCCTCAACGCTCTCAAGCTGCCGGGCCGTATGGAGCCCATGCCCTTGCGCCTGTCCGTTACGCAGGGCTTCAAGCCCGAGGAGGTGCAGTCCCTGACCATCGGGCTTGAAGAGGCCGATACCGCCAGCGGCCCCTGGACAAGCGTGGCCGGAGCCACGGTCAGCGTGCCCCATTCGTCGGAAAACCCGGCCCTGGCCGCCGGAGCACGCCCCTATCAGCGCTTTTTGCCGCAGGGTGTGCGCAAGGGCTGGCTGCGCCTGACGTTCACGCTCACTCCCGTGAGCGGCAAGAGCGTCACTCAGGGCAGTATCTTCGCCGCTCTGCTGCGCGAGGAAGATTTGCCATACGAAAAGGCGCTCATGGCTGGCTAGTCCCCTCAAAGATCGCATGATGCCTTGGAGGCGCTGCTTCTATCTCCCCCCACTTCAACAAGAACATGCTCTCATCTAACGCAAAAACACACTAAAAGTTTTAGGGGGTGGGGGCGTGGGGGAGGCGACCCTTTTCCAAAAGGGTCCCTCCCCCACAAGGCATCTCACGGTAACAATAACATTCCACAACATTCCACGCCTCCGGCTGGCCTGGCCGCCGGAGGCTTTTTCCATTCCTCACCCCACAGGAGGCGCTATGACCATCAGTCAGATAGACATCTGGAACCGCGCTCTCGGTTTTCTGGGCGCGCGCAGCGTGGCATCCGAGCGCGAAAGCACGCCCGAAGTCCTGCAATGCCGTTTGTATTGGGATTCGGCCCGGCGTCAGGTATTGCGCGATTTTCCCTGGAGTTTCGCCCAGCGCAGGGCATGGCTGGCCTTGCAGGCCCTGCCGCAGGGCTACGCGCCGGAATACCGCTTTGCCTACGCCCTGCCTGAAAACTGCCTCAAGGTACATGCGGTGCGCCACGAAGGCATCTCAAACAGGCCCTTCTGCCTTGCCCTGAATACGGCTGGCGACGGCTCCCTGCTTTTGACAAACGCTTCGCGCGCCCTGCTCTTGTACACTGAAGACGTGCGCAACAGCCGTCTGTTTGACGATCTTTTCGCCCATATGCTGGCCCGCAAACTGGCGGCCCTTGTGGCCGTGCCTCTGCTCAAGGGCAATGGCCAAAAGGCCGCAGAACTGGAACAGCTTTATGCCGCCAGTCTTCCCCCGGCGCGCGAGGCAGCGGCCTCGGAGCGCAGCGAAAAACCGGCGGAGGATTCCTGGCTTGCCACCCGCTAGGGCATTTTCAAAGTGAACTTTCTCCAGGGCAGTTAACTCAATCCATTGGGTAACTGCCTGGCTGGCCGCACACATAACAGCGAGGATATATTTATGACCATGCCCTATAGTCCCAGCCGGGCCGTCTATGAAGGTAATGACGCGGCCACGCGCTTTCCCTTCAGCTTCAAGGTGTGGGACGCCTCACAGCTTGTGGTCACGCTCACGTCCCCTGACGGGGCGACCACCGAGGCATCCGGCTGGACAGCGGATATCGGCGCGTCCGGCGGCGAAATTGTCTACCTGCATGAGGCCGCGCCCCTTCCCTCTGGTTGGAAGCTGGCCGTCACCCGCAACATGCCCTTTACGCAGGAGGTGAACCTCGTCAGCGCCTCCCGTTTTGACCCGCAGGTCATTGAGGATGCTCTGGATCAGGCCGCGGCGGAACGCCAGCAGACTCTGGAGATGATGCGCCGCTCCGTCATTTTGCCAGCCACCAGCGACAAATCGCCGCAGGATATGGTGCTGGACCTGTATGCCGCCCGTGATGAGGCGCAAAGCGCCGGCAGTGCCGCTCAGGCCGCCAAGACAGCGGCAGGACAGAGCGCCGCTCAGGCAGCGGCCAGCGCTGCGGGAGCCTCGGCTGCCATTGCAGCAGCGACAGCAACCGCAGTTACTGCCGCAACGGCGCAGGCCGACAGGGCGCAGAGCGCGGCAAACGCCGCAGAAGCGGCAGCCGGGGCAGCGGCGGATGATGCGCGGCAGGCCGTTGCCGCAGAAATCGGCAAGGCCTCGAGCGAGGCAGACAGAGCACAATCGGAGGCCGACCGCGCCCAAATGGAAGCCAACCGGGCGCAAAGCCTGGCCGATGTTGGCCCGGCGGACGCTGATAAACTTGGCTTTGTTAAAATCGGCAAAGGTATTGCCGTGACGGAAGAAGGGACAATTTCTGTCACACCCATAGACGTTGCGACCCCCGAAAAGGCAGGCATTGTCAAACCGGGGACAGGTACAACCATCACAGGTGAAGGAAAGCTGAGTGTCTCATACTGGGATGCTTTTCCGCCATATGTCCCCATTCCTGTCTGGGGCGTGAAATTTGGGGGGAGCGACGGGCGGCGGGCCATCATGCCCGGTGAAACATCAGCACGAGAAGACTGGATACTGTGCGACGGCGGTAGTGACGGAAAAAGTGGAAGTATGCCAGGCCTGCAAGGCCGAGTGCTTTTGGGCGTAGACACTTCTCATAGCGCCGGAACGCTCGGTGGAAGCGCCAGTCATTCACACACCGTCAGCGGAAGTGTGGACTCGACCACTATATCGACGGCGCAGATGCCAAGCCACGGGCACTATTATACAAGCACAAAAAATCAAAATTCTATAGGTAGTTGGGGTGATGCAGTATACATTAACAACGGCGTAACTGGCGCAACAACAGATGCACAAGGCGGCAATACGGGCCACACACATTCTTTTAGCGCCACAAGCTCGGCTACGGCAAGCTATATGCCTTACTGCGCAATAAACTTTGTGATGAAGGTCGCATAGGAGAACACAATGACTGCAGTTACAATAGTTCCTGGGGATACGTTTATTTCCGTAGACGGAGCCCCCCTCGTCTTTGACTTTCCCGCTCCGCAAAATTTACACGCCCTGCAATGGGACGGGCAGCAAGGGCACATTGAGTGGGAGGATGACTACAACTGGCCGCTTTCCACGGATGACGCCACAGCCTACGAGGACGAAGTGGCCCCGTACGTGGCCTTATGGCAGGCTGAAAAAGAGCGGATTGACCAAGAGGCCGCCGCCCGGGCAACCGAAGAAGCCGAAGCCGAAGCGGCGCGTCTGGCCGAGTATAACAGCGCAGCCGCCAGAGCCATACGCCTGCGCACAGAGCGTGACGCCCGCCTTGCCGCCACAGACAAGTACCTGCTGGCAGACTACCCCATCAGCACTGAAGAGCTTGGAAATATCCGTACATACCGTCAGGCGCTGCGCGATCTGCCCGCGCAGGAAGGCGCGCCTTTTGACGGCGGCGGCGATGAAACTCCCTGGCCCGCCATTCCGCAACTGTAAACGGAGCACGCCATGCGCACAGCCCTGCAAAACTTCACCGGCGGCGAAATAGCGCCCACCCTTTCAGCGCGCTATGATCTGGCGCGGTATCGCAACTGCCTATCCTGCATGGAAAACATGCTCCCCGGTCTGCACGGCGACGCGGCCCGTCGCCCCGGCACCCGCTTTGTGGCTGACCTTGACGGGTATGCCGTGCTTATTCCTTTCAGCTTCAGCGCCCTGGCCAGCCAGAATTTCGTGCTGGTTCTGGGCGACCACAGCCTGCGCATCGCCAGCGAACAGGGGCTTGAGGACATTGCATCCATCACGACACCTTACAGCCCCGATGAACTGCTGGACATCTCCTACGCCCAGGTGGGGGACATCGTGTACCTCGCCCACAGCAATCACCCGCTGCACAAGGTAGTACGTCGGGATGCGGACAGCGGTTCTGGCTCCAGTTCTGGCTCCAGTTCCGGTTCTGGCTCAGACGCCGGGAGTTCAGGTTCCACTGAGGCGCAATCCGCATACGCCTGGCATCTGGAGACCGTGGCGCTCAATACGTCCCTCAAGCCGCCGTCCACGCCCTCGGTGACATTTTCCGGCACGGCGGGCAGCTACACTCTGCGCTACAAGGTGTCGGCCGTTGACGCCAACGGGCGCGAATCCCTTGCTTCGCCCGCCGGGCAATGCGCCACGGGCCGCCATCCGTCCGACTGGGTGCAGGGCAACAGCGCGTCCATATCCTGGCCCGCCGTTACGGACGCTGTGGAATACAATATCTACAGGGAAGAAGCAGGCTACTTTGGCTTTATCGGCGTTTCCACCGACCTCAGCTTCAGCGACCAGAACTATGAGGCCAATACCTCCGACACCCCGAAGGAAGACTGGAACCCCTTTGCCGACGGCAATTACCCCGGCGTGGTGACCTTTCACCAGCAGCGTATGGTGCTGGCTGCCACGCCCAAAAATCCGCAGGCATTCTATATGTCGCGCGTGGGAGATTTTGAGAACTTTCGCAAATCCCGCCCCTTGCAGAATGATGACCCGGTGGAATACCTCATAGCCTCCGGGGCCATAGATGCCGTCACCTGGGCCGCCAGCTTCGGCGATCTGCTGCTTGGCACCTCGGGCAGCGAATACAAGGCCACCGGGGGCGACGGCGCAGCCATCACGCCGGGCAATATCAGCATTACGGCCCAAAGCTACTGGGGCAGCGCGGGCCTTGCGCCCATAATCATCGGCAACTCCATCCTGCACGTGCAGCGCCACGGCGCACGCGTGCGCGACCTCTTCTATTCGCTTGAAAAAGACGGCTACGCGGGCAACGACCTTTCCATCATGGCCCCGCACCTTTTTGAAGGCCACACCATTTTGCAGTGGGCCTATCAGCAGACGCCCGGCTCAACCATCTGGTGCCTGCGCGACGACGGCCTGCTGCTGGCCTTCACCTATATGAAGGAGCACGACATCTGGGGCTGGTCGCGGCAGGTCACCGCCGGAAGGGTGCTTTCGGTGGCTGCCATATCCGGCGATAAGGGCGATACCATCATGCTGGTGGTGGAGCGCCGCATAAACGGGCAGGAGCACATCTTTCTCGAACGTCTCGCCCCGCAGTGGCAGGATCACGAAGCCATTGAAGAAGCCTTTTTTGTGGACTGCGGCCTGACCCTGCGCCCGCAGCAGCCCGAAGCCAGCCTGAACGGCCTCAATCACCTTGAAGGGTGCGAACTGGCCATACTGGCTAACGGCAGCCCGGTGGAAGGCTGCGTGGTGCGCCAGGGCAGCATAGAGCTACCCTATGCGGCCAGTGTGGTGCAGGCGGGGCTGCCCTATGTTTCAACCCTCGCCACCCTGCCCATAGAACTGGAAGCCTCTTCCGGCACAACGCTGGGCCGCCAGCGCGCCCACGGCACGTGTACCGCCCGCCTGTACCGCAGCGTTGGCGGCAAATACGGCCCAGGCAGACAGGAACTCTATGACCTGCCCTTTTTGCCGGAATACTGGGGGCAGGCGGTACTGCCCTATTCCGGCGACGTGTCCTTTGCCCCCGGCGGCACCTGGGCTGCCTCAGACAATCTCTGGCTGGTTCAGGACAGGCCCCTGCCCTTCCGCCTGCTTTCCCTCGTGCTTGAAGTGAGCTTTTCCTGAAGCAGCCGACACGCCTTCCCTGCTTGATCCCGCAATGCCTTGAAACACCTTGGTGGGGAGGAACCCTTGCGCAAAAGGGCATCCTCCCCGGCGGCCTCCCCAAAAAAATTATCATTTCATTGAACCATGTTCATATCGACCTGAACGCGGCTGCCAGAAACCACACCTTCCGCCATGGTGCAGCCCTACAACCAACCTGTCATATTCGCCTGTTTACGGCATCTCCCTGAATCAACAAAGGAGAACACCATGCTGGCATTTGCCACCGAACCCTTCACCCAACTGGAGGCCGAGGCCCGGCCCCTCACCGCCGCGCACTGGAGCGAAGTGGAGGCCCCCCTGCACGGAGACGCGCCCTATGGTCTGGACGCGGCACGCTACGCCCGCCTTGAGAGCCTGGGCATGCTGCACGTCAGCACGGCCCGCACGCCCGACGGTGCTCTGGCGGGCTATGCGGCCTTTACCCTTGTTCCCTGCCCGCACCGTCAGGGCATGCTGCTGGCGGCTCTGGACGGCCTGTATCTGGCCCCGCAGGCGCGGGGCGGCTTCACGGCCCTTGGCCTGCTGCGCCATGCCGAGGCCGAACTCCGGCAACGCGGCGCGGGTCTTGTGCAATACAGTTCCCCAGCCTCGCGCCCCTGTGACGCCCTGTACCGCCGCCTGGGCGCGCACCATACCGAAACCATCTGGCACAAGGAGCTTTGCTGATGGCCATTGCAACCAGTACAGCCGCTGCCATAAGTGCGGCCGTGGCTCTGGCCGGAGCCGCCGTAGGCACGGTCAGTTCCATCCAGCAGGCCGAAAGCCGCCGCCAGCAGGCCGAATACCAGTCCAAACTGGCTGAACGCAGCGCGCAGCAGGCGGAACAGAGCGCCACCCTGGCGGATGATGCCGCCCGGCAGGAAAAACAGGCCGGGTATGAAGCCGCGGTAAAAAAACGGCAGGAGGCCGCCCGCATCATCGGCGGGCAAAGAGCGCAGGCATCGACATCCGGCGCGCAGGTTGACGCGGGAAGTCAGCTTGACCTGAACCTTGATACTGCGGAAAAAGGCGAACTGGACGCCCTGGCCCAGGAGCAGCAAGGCAATGCCGCCGCGTACAACCAGCAGGTGCGCGCCTGGAACCTGCGCAATCAGGCCACAGGGGCCGCCCTGAATGCCGAAAATCTCGGCAGTCACGCGCAGACCGACTATCTGGGCCTGACCTCCACCCTGCTCAACGGCGCTTCCCGCATGGGGCGCAACTTCTACACCCTCGGCACGCGCGGCCCGCTGTTGCCCTGAGCACGGGGGGAAGGAGGAAATGCTTTTGTGGGGGAGGGACGTCAGCCCCTTGAGCCCCGCAATCTCGGTTGTCGGGCCAAAATGCTTTTGTGGGGGAGGGACCCTTTTGAAAAAGGGTCTCCTCCCCCACGCCCCCACCCCCTAAAACTTTTATTCCTGTTTTACGGCTCTTGAAAAGGGAACCGTGGCCGTCAGCACCAATGGTCTGCTGCGCAACAGGCTGGACAGAGAATATTTCAAACAGGGTCTGACCCTTATGATTGAAACGCTTCAGCCGCAAACCATCGTCAACTACAGCCGGATGCCGGACGATATTTTCGGGCCTTACCGTAATAACGGGCCAGAACTGATTGAAATACCATACTACGCATTTTCTGCTCGCAAGGAGGCCGCGTAATGGGTGGTGGACGTGGTGGTGGATTTTTTGCCGGAACAGACGGCTGGCGCGCGTCAGAGGCTTTTGCCAGGGGAACGCTAGTTGCGGCGGCTGCTCAGAACACGGCTACGGACGCTGGCGGCGGCTCCGGCGGGATACTTGATGCTTTGCGCCCGTGGTGGTCTTACCCGTATGGGCATCCGGAAAAAACAAAAAACATTAAGCTGCTACAGGGACTTGTGAAATCTGGAGCGGAAAAAATGGGAAGCGGTTTTATAAACCATCCTGATGCGCAGAATTACATAATGAAAAATGGTGTCATATTTTTAAAAGAATTAATTACCAATCGCAGGCAGAGCAGAATGAAAAATAAATAA